TTAAATTATTGGTAAAACTATAAGCTGCATCGTCAGTAGTTAGAACAAGACATTTTCCGTCTAAATCAAAACAGCCGTCTGTCCCTTCGTCACTATGAATCTCCTGCGAATTTAGTGGCGCTAAACTGGCAATCACGCCATTTTGCAGTCCTTCATTGTCTAATGCCGTTGTAGCGGCCTCGTTATCATTTAAAAGCCAGTGACTTACTACATCACCTAAAATATTAGTTTCAGTACCCGTTCCAGTTAATATCTGCCCGCCAGACCTGAAGAACCGCATATACAGGTTTCCTGCTTCGATAATGTAAGTATCACCGGAGGAATATTCAAAAGGCATAAGCCTAACCGGATAATTACTGTCTTTCACTTGAGCCATATACTGCGTGCCTGGGCGTTTCATAGCGCCGCCCTGGCTCATTACCAAGAAGTTTTCAAAGGTGCGGCAGCCTTTATAATACGCTTTGGTGTCTGTGCGACCCTCAAGCAGCGGAGACAGCTCACCCGCGCTGAAGGAGTTCAAAACTGTAGTGGCAGCATAAAGCAGAAGCGAAAGAATTATTATGGTTAAAAGTATCAGTATCCTATTCATTATTCTCTCTGTACTATATAGTTTTTGTTAATGCCTTCGTCAGATGAGGCATTGAGCACATCAGTGTTGCCTTTATCGAGATTAACATTACTGCTGTTGACATCGGCAGACTGCATACCATTGCATTTTATGGCATTGTCTAAAGCTTCGATGTACATACGCTCAAGCTGGTTCTGCCGCACCTGCTTTGATTTCATAGGCTCGCATAAGTAGATAGCGAGGTTTAGTATGACTAATCGGGCGAACCAGGCAGGCCAGGTTGATACATCCGTGCGTAAGTATAAAAACTTTACGAAGGCTTCGGCCTCGTCGGTCAGAAGTACGTCTATTTCGTTGTCCGCATCATCGACGTATAGTTCCTCACGGTGTTCGTACTCGGTATCTCTGTCCTCCTCATCTACCATATTTAAGACACGTCTTACGCCGGAGGGAAGCCTGTACTGATGGTCATAGCCGAAGTCAGGCGTCTTTTCAGCAATGACAGGATAACCGACTCCGCAGTCACAACTGTTCGTGCCGTCTGAGATTATTTCTCCGTCTGTGAAGTCCGCGGCGTCACCCGCCGAGTCCTGCGGCTCTGTCACTAAGTAGACAGTGTTAGAGACTTTACTGATTACTATGCAGGTCGTGCCGCTTGACGCTCCGGTCAGTGTCGCACCGGCATCCCAGGCAACGGCAGTAGGAACACTGTCTATAGTGAGCTGATATATGAGACGCAGCTTTTTTCGGGCTGTCGCAAACTGCCAGTCGTGCGGAAGGTCGAATATTTCATTACGGGCCTGCTCGTATATAGCTTCATAGACTCGCCAGGCTTTTCTGTCTTCGGCAAGACTGTCGGCCTTTTTCAATCCTACAAGGACGAGAGCACCGTTTAGTATCGTCAGGTCTGATATAGCCATATTGTCACCTGTTAAAAAGAGGGGGCGTATTTCAGCTCCCGTTAATTAATCAGTATCTAAGTCAGCGGCAGTAATAGTCGCACCAGCAGTTAGTCTCTGAAATACCAAAGTCACTTTGCCGTAGCCTGCGCCAGTACCGGCTGCATCATCTCCGTGAATAAAAACCTTCTTACCTGATTCTATAATCACAGGGAGAGTATGTGATGTAGCGTCCTTTTTAGAGACTGTTAAATTAGTTCCAAAAGACGCTATGACTTCGACAAAGACAGGTAAATCCGCTCCTGTATTGCCAAAAGCGTTATCGGTCGAAAACTCTATATTTGTCGGCGTGGCCCAACCTGTCGCATCAGTATTGACTATGATGTCCGTTAATAGTAACGTCCCTGACGCTGCGCCGGTTATTGCACCTCCAACCTGATTGTTATCGGGTATGTCATTACTTTCGACTACCGATGTCGTTGAGAAATACGTCCCAATACTTGCAAGAATATTCGTATTTACATCGGCTATCTGGGCGGTAACATTTGTATTGGCGTCTGTTACGAGCGTGATAATATTTGTGTTTGAATCTACTATCTCGGCAAGAACATTAGTATTAACATCTGCAACAAGCGCAAGGATGTTAGTATTAACATCTTCTATCTGGGCCGGAATAGTAGTTCCGACTGCGGTAATAGTCGTATCTAAATCAGTATGCGCTAAATCAAGTGATGCCTTAACTGAATCATCCTGATTTGCGCCACCGTCACCAGAAAACCCGCCAAGCTTATCACTAAGCATTTCAAGTGAATCCGTCCTGTTATCGAATGACGTGGCTACAGGATCAGCTGATTTACTCATTAAAAAAGCCATCCAAGAATCTTGAACAACAGAAACTGGATATTGACCTGTACCGTCAGCTAAACTTCCTAAGTGGTCTAAGCCATAGCCTGTAAAAGTTGTAACTGTTGCACCATCCATCGGGCCGTAGTCCGTATCTGAATCTGTGGCGTAAAGACCGAAATAGTTACCTACCATTGCCAGTCCACCAGCGTCAACATCGGTAGAAGCTGAATTAGTCGAAAGATAGTTACCCGCGATAATGCCTTTATTTCCTGTGCCGTTAATCTGTATGGCGTGCTGACCGGCCTGAATGTTGGTTATAATATTACTCAGGATGCTTAAATCAACCTGGGCATTGCCGCCTACAGGCACATTAATAGCAGCCTCGTTAAAGTCACCATACATAATGTTATTCTTTATCGTCCAGCCTACTTCATCTTTGCCGATGTTAATAGCTGAATTGGCTGGCATATTGGAAAGAGTATTAAAGAAGCAGTTCTCTATCGTGGCAAAGGAGTCTACAGAATCGGCAGTATCTACATTGATGAATGTCCCGACAGACGCCTCACTTGTTCCAAAGCTTGCCCCTGATATTCTGAAGTTGTTTCCGGTCGACAGGTCAATCAGATGGTTAATCATTACACTGCCATCTGATATAAACTCTCCGCCAAGCCAGGTTATCGCAGCTCCTGTAATCTTGATGCAGGCGTCAGCTCCGTCGAACTGAAATATCGGAGAGCCGGAAGTAGGGCCGGAAAAAGGTCCTGAGTTACCGAGACATATAACAGTCAGGTAGTCTATGCTCACCGTAGTCGCAGATGTGATAGTCTCTGTATGGCCGACATTGACCATAATAGTATCTCCTCTGGCGTCCTGGCATAAAGCTACGGCCTCAGCAAAAGTATCTTTGGCCGTCTCCCAGGATATGCCTGAGCCTTCTGTGCCGACACCGCTGTCAACATAGAAGATTCTGCCGTTACCAATACCCATACTTACTGATATTATGTCATCTGCTCTCTGCATCCAGTTCCAGCCTATATCTCTGTTATTTCCGCTGAACCAGTCCTTTGTAGGTTTCTTCTTGACGTCATAAGGACTAATTCCTGCGGGAAGCAACGCAGCCAGTAATACTATAAGCATACTGGCTATTAATACAATTTTTCTATTCATTTCAAGTTCTCCTGATTAAATTTTAATATTCTGGGCAGCCAAATTAATGACTGCCCAGTTGAAGTAATTCTGCTAACTCTTACAGATTAAGAAGCTGCTTCAGTCATATCGTGCATCAACTCTGCCGGTTCTGGGTCTGAAGACAGGTAACCCAGAACAGTTCCAGCCGTAAGACTTGTAAACGGTCGGAAGTATAGGCCGAGATACCTGTAGTATTTACCGATAGGAAGCTGCTGGTTAATCAGCAACGCTCCTAAAGCCATCTGAGCCAGAGTGAATCTCCACAGACCCACAACAGTAGCACCTGTCATTGTCGTGCTTGTCGAACTGACCAGACGAATTTCCATTGAAACCGTTGTTGCGGCAGCGGCGCCCATTCTGACTATCAGATAAGGGCCGTTCTTTCCTGTAATTCTGATGCCTGACTCACCTGTAGCCAGTGACGTAACGCCCCATAAGTCGATTACGTTAGCGCTGACTGCGGCAGCGGTAACTGTCTGATAGTAGTCAGCAACCGTTCCGGCAGAGTAGGTATAAGTGAAACAATTTTTAAGGTCTATCATCTTTATATCTCCTAATAGACGAGATAATTTTTACTTGTTAAACTAACTATTAAATTTTCAATACCACTACTATGTGGTCACATCCGCCTGCGTATTTGTTATCTGGTCAACACGCTTCATCGGTATGCCCTGATAACGGACAACCGGATGGGCAAACGGGCCTTCGCCTTCACTGTCCATCGTGAAGTTGGCATTGCCTTTGTCATTGGCTCTGCGCTGAGCCTGCTTTAAGACGGCCTTATTGCAGTATATGACTGCTCCCTGACCGCCGTATTCAAGCTCCTGCACAGCATCGGACAAAGCATTTTCATCGAAGGTGAAGTAGTTCACATTGTCTGCCGCAGTACCTACAGCGATGTTGCAGATACGCTTTATGCAGCGAGGGTCGAAGATGAACAGGCCGAAGTCGGCTGAGAACCACGTCTGCCAGGCAGGATATTTCTTTGACCCGCTCGTATCCGAAGCTTGAGTAATGATGCTCTTGCCGTAGTCTTCCATCTTTATAGGAAGAATACCGCCGCCCTGCGGGTCATTACGCGGGTAAATACATTCGACTTTCTTGAATCCCCACTGGATTATATATATCGAAGTAAACACTGATGCGTCAGCGCAGTTACCGCCTGCATTGTCAAACACACGGGTCTCAGAGCCGTAAGTCTGCAAGGTGTTGTAGTCCGACCGAGTATTAATACCATTAATCCTGCGCGGGTCAGTAGTCCTGTTGCCGTCGAACAATCTGCTTACCAGTGTTTTTGTCATACCACGAAGGAAGAAGCCGTCCTCCATCATACGCGCCTCGGCAGGAGTACTGCCGCGTGCGACGTGATGCTGGATTTTCTTGACGTCCACTTCCGATATGCCGTTAAGCATACAGGTAGGCTCAAGAACTTTTTCAGTCCTTCCTGCCTCTTTGGTGACGCCTTCGTCGTATGTTCTTTCCTGACCTGTAGGTTCGCCGACTGTCCGCGTGTCCTCATGGTAAGTGCCGTTATTGCACTCTAACCATGTTATGTCTTCCAAAATACGGTTTTCCTGAGCAAGCATATCTACAAGTTGTGCAAGCTTGCCGTCAGGGTCTTCACGCCGGATTAGTTCAGCGACTGTGAGGTCAGTACCCAAACCTAAAGTTGCCATAATAATACCTCCAAAAATAAATTAAATATCAAGTTTTCAAACAATGTCGGAGATAATCGGCAACTCGCCGGTCTCCTGCTGCTTAACGCCAGCTATGGCGGTGGCCGCTTTGACCACAAAGCATCAGGCCCTTTAAAGGGTAATCTGACTAAATCAGACTAAGAACTAATCAGTCAAAAGACTGGGTACTAATCTGAAACGTATTCGATATTAAGTTTTTATGCCGACGCAGGCTTTTGATGAAGCTCTTTACTCGTCGGATGGTCGTACATCTTGGAAGCTAACTTGGTCTTGTCGCCAGCGTTGTCTTTTCTGTCCGTACTTTCATCAGGGACTATCTGACCGCTTTTCATAGCGAGGCCGATGTTCGCCCATACACGACGCTGCGAGGGCGAGAAGTTCAGCTTGCGCCACATATCGTGGTTGCTGATATTGCCGACGTCACTGATTTTAGCGTCTTTGAGCATCTTCTGAAGCTCAGGAGTTCCGAACTGCATAATGGCCTTAAAAGCTGCGGTATTGTTCACTGCGGCCTTGTCACCTGACCAGTCCTTGTCGAGTTCGGCTGCTGACTCCCTGAACGCTGTTTCCTGCTTCTCAAGATAAGCATTATGATTAGCTATCTGCATCTCGTTAAACTTATTGCTGATAGCTGAGACCATATCTTTTGGCGCTCCTATCTCGTAGAAGAACTGCCTGAAAGCAGCCTCGAAGTTCTCATCATACTGCATACCTTCTGGAAGCTTTTCCGGTCGGGCGAAATCATAATCTTCAGGCTTTTCCGGTGTACCCAACTCGGCGAGCAGAGATTTTCTGTACTCTGCTTTCTCGGCGTCAGTTGCCTTTTCACCTGGCTTTTTAATAACGCCTTCTAACTTCTGGCCGACCATTTTCTTAGTGTTTGCAAAGGCGCTCACTAAGTCTGACGGATTCTTAATGCCCTCGAAGACCTTACTGTCTTTGAAGTTATCACCAAGGGCAGCTACAGCGCTCGGCCCGAAGGTGTCTTTGAAATTACCATCTTCTCCTATATGCTCTATTAGATTAAATTCCATATACATTCCTTTCTTGTTAAGTAATTATATAACATACTATTCATTTTGTAAATTAACTTTCTATCTTATTACTTGCCGCTTCAGCTTCTATTACAGCTAAATTGTCTACAATACCGCATAATTCTCGTATCTCCTCGAATAGCGATATGCGAGCGAGGACAGCTACAGGCTCCATATTACCAGGATTATAGACACGACGGCGAAGGTCTGCCATAGCATTACGACCTTCAGGCGTGCCGTAGAAGGTATTATAATACTCAAGCTGACGAGCTTTCTTAGCACCGGCATTATGCTCGATTTCCTGTTCTGACATCTGTAGCCATTCGGTCATAGCAATACTTTCACTAAATTGGACATCTGGTAAACTGGACTATTTCTTTATCGGCTTTGAGCTTATTACGCCGGTCATATCAATAGCATCAGGGACTTCCATATTCTTGTCCCAGTTAAAGTCGCTGCGGCCTAAACGCTTCTTGAGCAGTTCAGCCCGTGCAGCCATCTTTTGAGTTATGCCTTCTCGCAATCCGCCGCTCCTGCGTACATAACGGCGAAACTCACGCTCAAGCTCTATCTTGTTGGCTGTCTCGATACGGACTTTTTCCTGTGCTGCTTCGAGGTCGTGCTGCTTGGCTATTTTTGCCTCGGCAGCGGCAAGGTCTGCCTTCTCAGTGTCTGATAATTCTTCTGCCTTATCGACGATGACATCATCTACAACGTCTTCTGTTACTTCTGGGTCTGTCTTTGCTTTGGCTTTTGCCATACTAATTTCCTTTCGTTAAATTTTATTATTTATATCATTTGAGGCATAAGTTTACTCATACTCTCTGCCGGTGAACCAGGCTCGACCCGCTTACCGAGAGCGCCTACTGCACGGGCGCCTTTTTCCATCATCTCAGCCTGCTGCAAGGCCTGGCGAGATTGCTCGACCTGCTGTCTTATCGCGTTTACTTCGTCATCACTTTTGACGTGCTTTTGTGCCAGACCTTGATTGATTGCTACTTCTTCGGCTATTTCAAGCCAGTTGAACTTCCAGGTCACGGCCTCATCCATCATAGCTATTTGCTGGATTATAGCAAGGGCGTCGACTGTGCCTTTCGACTTCAGCAGTGTTCTCTGTAGCTGGGCAAGAGGACCAAGATAACGAATATCTATACGACCGCCGATTCCGACTATCTCATCAGGCGGGTCAGGCATACGGCCCATTTCGGTCTCATGCAGTATTAAGGCCTCTATATGACCTTCCACGCTGTCCTCTTCAAAGGTGTCCACAATGCTTGTCATCAACGCGGCCTTCTCACCCATAGCTTGAGAGACTTCGTAGGCGGTACGACTTTTTACATCTCCGGCAGACAGCATCTCGAAGAACCGGATAAAGAACCTGTCATCTATCTGGTCGTGCTTTCTCTGCATCTGAGCGTCGGAGACCGGCCAGTTCATTCTGTCCATTATAGGCTTGAAGCCCTCACGATTTATGTCGTCCACCCAGATACGGGCGCCTGGGTTAGTTCCAGAACGCATCAGAGAATTTTTTAGGGACTTAGACCACATACCGGCAGGCTCAAGCATCTGATGGACTGCGGCAAGACCTTTCTCGTCCAGCTTATTGCAGACGAGGCCGCTTGTAAGACAGTCGGAAGACAGTGACGTACCGTAGTCGGCGCCGCTTTCACGAAGCTGTCTCCAGGTGATAGGAAATACTTCCCTGCCGTCTTTGAGCATTACTTTTTTGTTGCCTCTACCAGACAGCGGCACAAGAAATACTATATACTGCTTATCAACAGGAAGAGCGCTTGAACCATCTCTGTCGTTATTAGGAAATACGGAGTAGACGAACTCTTCCTCATTGAGCATATCTTTTAACTCTTCAGTTGATTCCTTGCGGTCTTTCTTGAACCAGTTATCAGGACAACTGCTGCGGCCACATAATTCGAGAGCGCTTAGACGAGTCAATTTCAGATAGCGGAAGTATATAATCGGGTCGCCGAAGTGGTTACACACTATATAGCTGTCCCGCGGATGCACCACATCGAAAACCACTCGGTCTCTTACCTCGTCAGTATTCGGTATAACTACCGACGTGCCGACTGAATACGCATCAAGAGCGTGGGGAACGATGGAGGAGTACATATTAGAACGGGCAGCGGCGTATATAATTTGTTCCGTGGCTTCCTGACAATACTGCTTAATATGGTCGAACTGCATCATTCGGGCGTCCGGTGCGACGAATTGAAGCCAGGGCGTGGAACGGCTGACCATATAGCCGATTAGTCCGGCGACGGACTTGTTCATAGCGTTGGCCGGATGCTGGTCATAGACAGTGGCGCCGAACTGCTGACCTTTTTCATAGTTGCTCAAGATGTCGTACCGGCGAGGACGAAAGATTTTAACAATTTGCGCCCACAGGTCTTCGTAGATTTGCCGTTTTGTCTTTGCCCGCTCAAACTGGGCGAGGACGAACTTGCTTATCCATTCATCGGATTTGTCTTTCCACTCGAACATCGTAGTTCCTAATTTAGAACTCTACTTGCTAATACCTTACTGGGCACGATAATCGTACCGTTATTACTGCCCTGCTTTTCCTGCATGGCTTTTATGCCGAGAGCGAACTCTACACATTCACGCTTGACCTTTGGCAGGTCGGCTGACTGCTGCTCTTTGGTATCGCCGTACTGCTCAAGAAAGACGCGACGACCTCTGAATCTCATACCTGGCACTTCTTCTGCTTTGAATAATTCCATAACTGTCTCCTGCTCTTAAACTTTAGGTATCCCCAATACGTCTGTCAACTCAGGCGCATATACATTAGGCTCTTCACGAAGAAGTCCTGGCTCTGTAATGCGGCTCAACGACCTGCTTCTTGCCCGTCTAAGGCGTGCGAACAAGTCCTCTTTTGCCTTCTCAGGCTCAGGAACTAAGGACGTCGGAGGTGGAGGAGGAACTCGCATGTGTCCGCCGCCGCCTTTGAACCGCGTAAAACAGCTTATATGACCGAATAAGTCACTATACTCGAATGTCTCTTCCAAGAACATGCTCATCATCTATCTTTCCGCAATAACTGAATTTGTACTTTCGCATTAGTAATTTAGGATTAACAGTAGTCCAGCATCGCCATTTCGTAGCGCCCTTTGACTTCAGCCATTCTTCAGCCAGCTTCAACACAGCCAGACCATCCTCTATAGGCACGTCACTATGAGAAGCGCACATCTGCATATATCCCATTTCAGGACTAAGAGGATGAGGTATTTCCATCTGAATAATTCCTCTCAGCGAGCCGCTGTCATCTACAGCGCCGAAAAGAGCCAGAGTGTCGAAAGGCAAGTTAGCCGTAATATAACCTATGTATACTGCGGGCTTCCAGTTTTTAGTAGTGACCTTCTCGACAAGAGCAGTTATTTCGTCGAGCGTCTGGACATCAGGATTTATTATTCTAATATGTTTCATTACATAATCTCGAACATCTTTAAAATTGATTGCCTTTCATAATATCAGCCGAAACTATATCTGCACGCCTAACTAAAAACTCCGATTCGTTAGCATCTAAATCATTTATAACTCCACACCAACTAACCCATTCAAGAGAGACATTCTGAATGTCCAGCATAACTCTTTTAGCACACTCATAAGAGCAGACGCATTTATAACTTATATTTGGGTCTATTATTGAAACCACAAATTTAACTCTTTCGTTTGGTTCTGTCATTTATATCGCTTTCTTATATCACTTACTCTACTGAAAGAAGGTCAGGCTCTCTGGCTGGTTCTATTTTCTCTTTATAGTAGTTAAAAGCACCTTTATTAGCGTCTATAATTTTATTGCATAACACACACTGCACGTCTTTAACAAAACCGACCGACTTAGGCGGCTCCGCTATAGTAGCGCCTCGCCCGCAATGACCACACCATACGAGCCATACTCTGTTCATTTCACACTCAGCATATCTTTATTTCCTACATCGTCCATTTCAGTTTCAAGACCCTCGCCGTCACCGGAGAAGTAATTATAAGCATCGTCATTGCGAGGAGGCTCATAACGGTAGACCATCGCCATATAGCCAAAGCTATCGGCGCCGTTTGTCCACTCGTCATCGGCAGGCTTGGACATAAAGACCGGATTGTCTTCAGAGGACTGCAATTCATATTTCTTCTTGCGATAGTTGTTCAGACAATCAACACCACGCTCTGTATTGGCATTAAACTTGCATCTATTGAGCAAGCCTCTTACACAGGCTATACGCTCCTCGACGCGGTGACGAGGCACAACACGAACAGGCTCACGCCGAAGCTTTCTCATAATGTCAAGACGGACGGTTATTTCCTCGCCCTGCAAACGCTGCACGGAATCAGGAGGCAGATAGTGTGCTGCGTATTCGTAGGGCTTTCTGCTTAACTCTTTGGAATAATGCGCCATTCCCTTGCCGTAATCTTCCAGATAGTCGATAAGCCATATCTCATCACCTATGAACTGGACGAACCATATTGACGTGCTGTCCGACGCCCGTATGCCCAAGTCCCAGAATGTATATACCGGAACATTGGCGTCATAGAGCGTAGTCAGCTCTGTTCTGCCTTCTTTCAAAGCGTCACTTATCAGACCGGCATAGTATGCGCCTTCTATGTCATAGTCCTCCCACGAGTTCATTACCATTCTTGCGTGTCTCTTCGGAGCGGTAAGCTTCATATTGTCCCAGCTTCTAAGAGTGCTTCTGGGGACATTCTTCCTGTTCTGTTCAGAAGTAGCCTCGAATAGCTGATATTCTTTGTCTCTGGTTTTGTCCGGCTTCTTCCATCTCCGCCACGCCCAGTTATGGCCGTTGGCGTTTCCAGTTACCATTAGCTGACGAACAGGCAGACGTAATTTACTTATTATCGCGTCCTCTATGTCATCTCTCTGCTCCTGCCCTAATCTTGCAAAATCAGGGATAATTTCTTTTATAATTCCTGCCCGTATCATTGCATTTTGAATTGACATATTCGGCGTAAGTATTCTTCTGATACGACCATCAAGCTCGTTGAAAACTTCCGCGCTGTCCAGCTCATCGCATTGCTCTATTTCAGCCCATCCGATATTCATGCCCTGTATTGTAAATCTGAAGTCCTGAAGGTTCTCGGCGTGAGCGAAGGCAATAGTCGAACCGCCGCTTTCAGGTATTTCAACTTCTGATTTCTGCTCACCTACTTTCAGACCTGTCCAGTTCTCGAAGTCTTTTATAGTAGAACGGCTGAGGCTTTTGAAGGTCTTTCTTATAATTATACCGCTGTTGCCTGGGTACATAAGCGACAGCATTATGCCCTTCATAATGCCGCATAGGGTCTTTCCTGTGCCCCAGGCGCCTATAAATGCCGGAAATCTACAGGTAGACTGCATAAACGGGCGCTGAAACACTTCAGGTGTAAAGGCCATAGCGCTGCTGGCTTTACGAATGTCTCTTGAAATTTTATTTTCTATTTTAAGCATTATTTTCTTCAATATCTGACAGGTCTTCACCCTCGTTATCGTCTTGAGACTCGGCCTGGGCCTCACTATTACGCATATCTATAAGAAGCTGGAACGGGCTGTCTTTTGCGTTTTTCATCTCGACTGATTTTAGCTGCGGCATAAGATGTTTTAGGATTTGCACAGCCTGCTTGTCATCACGATAGAACAGTTTGGCTATACGCATACCGGCTGATTCTTTAAGACGCATACCTAACTCGTCGAGACTTCTTGCTACGGCTCCGCGAAGACCTCCGGTAAACTTGTCAAAGTCTATTTCTATGTCTTCCTGAGGCTTGGGATAATCGTGAGGGTCGACCATATCGGCAAGCTCGCGTTCCTGATTGGGTATAGGAAGGTCAAGCTTCAAAGCTGACACACCTGGCGAGTCCTGCACACACTCATCCATAAGCGCAACATCTTCAGCCTCTTCTTTCTCTTCTGCTAACTCACGAGACAGCGGAGACGGCTTAGTCCTCTTCAGTGATAGCTTCTTTGTTTTTTTCTTTGTTTTCTTAGTCATATTGCTTAACCTGAAATCTTCCTGTAATAAAGACTTACTTTGGTAGCTTCAGTAGACGGTGAGCCGTTAGCTCCTGATACGACGGCTTTGATATATGCCTGACCATAGAGCATTATTCTTACGCGGGCTATGCCGTTATTACCGCTGTTAGCCACTGTGACCATATCTGAGTACCAATAGCTCGTCGCTACGGCGGTGTCTGCCCAGTGGCAGGTCACAGGTGCGGCATCTCCGGCTAATATCGGAGTCTGCGCTCTGGGCATAGCTACAGGATATTTGACAAGCTCCTGCGTTCCTGTAGTAAATGCTATAGAACATATAGGCGCAGCAGGACCGTTCTTTCTCTCATACCCCCATATAACTACTGTGAATGTTTTATCATTAGCGTCTGTTGCGGCACATCCCGCCGCGATAACCTCTATCATATAAGCATCTGTCGAGTAGCCGTCATCACTCTGATATGCGTTGAGAGTGACAAGACCGTTAGGCTCTGTCGGCTTAGACCAGTAGTCACCTGCTGTAGCCTGAGTAATGGCTGTAAGACCCACGATAGTATTAGGGTCTTCGCCTGCCTCGGTGCGCAGTAACAGCCAGGGCGTCTGAGAGCTTGCCTTAGTCGTGAAGTCCACATAGCTTTCTATGCCTCTGGCTTTTTGCTGAGATAGCTGAGTATCAGAGCAGCCTGCAAGAATTAATGATACGGTTAATAACAGCAGCAACATTGTTTTCTTCATTTTATTTTACTCCACTAATTTATATACTCTATTCATACCTGTTAAGTTCACCATTACTGGTCTTATCCTCTTTATCTGTCTCTATTAAATTATCTTGACCTTGCACCTGACGAACCGCTTAAAAGCCTTCCTCAAAAACGGCAACAAGCTCATTGTCATTTAAGATAGGTAATGTATTAACCGAACCAATCCACATTGGAACTGTTGTCATATCGCCCCTACTGGTCATATCGACCTTAGCTGAGGCATAGCCGGTTTGGAGGACCGACATATCACCGGCCTTAAAGGTAATTGTCTTATTGCGCATATACCCCGCAACAACTGCTGCTGCAATCTCGGCATCCGTAGAATTAAGATGTTCTATATCGTCACCAATATTAATTGTAAGACCTATTACGCCAGCAGCATCTACTCTCAGGCCAAAGTTAATTTGGCTTTTCCACTCAAAATAAGCGGCGGCTGACGCTGCAAGAGTTTCTTCTAACACGCCGTCAACCACAATTCTAAGTTTGAATTTGCCGTCAACCGCATCGTGAACCAGCACTATGTAATTGGTGTTGTCCTGCTGCCAAGAGGCAACGTGCCAACACCAATTACCTACTGGAGTCCAATAATCAGTATCACTTACAACGTGATTAATGTTACCAGCCTGTATGGATTCGTATGTTAATCCAGCACTCTTTACCCACACATCGTCTGCATAAGTAGTTGCTCCGCTCCACGCATCGTACTGCACTAAAGAGCCGCTGCGAACATCAGTTATAATATTGAAAATATTAGTATAGCTACTGCCCGCATTTATGTTTTGCGTATAACTTGTAGCTGTTCTTGGAGTGCCACCTATCTGAAACCCCCCACGACTTTTTGATAAACCCCATCCCCCGAAATGAAATTCAGGGGCGTCAGTTCCCACATCAGCGTTAATATTGTGGTATCTGAAGATTCTGGTGTCTGTTCCACCTGTCGCTGCAATGGTCATAGGTGGTAAAAGATATTCCACCCATATAGAATTATTAATTAAGTTTGTCATCATCGTAGGACTGTTAGAATTGGAAAAGCCAAACTGGATTGGAAAATCATTAGAGACGGACGTCCCTTTAACCCATACCCTGCCAACATAGCTTAGCCCGTCTTTAGGTGTAGAGAACACCGTATCAGACGTGCCAATGGCTCTGACTTTACCAGAACTTCCTTTTGTCGCCTTTACATATTTAGTACTGAATAATCCACCTGTATCCATTAATGTAAGCGTACAATCGACCGGATGATAAGAAGTGTTCCAAGCGGCTGTACTCGTTGAGCTTACACTTAAATTCTCAGAGCCAAAACTATTCGTTGTGGCAGGTTCTATTTTAACAAGTGTTTTATCTCTGAGGTTTGGGACTTTAATTCTAACAGCCCTTCTCGTACCAGAGATGGAATTGACCGTAGCATACATATATCCGTTTGCTACTCCACTAAAAAACTGAACACCGAAATCAGTAGAATCAAAGTATCCCACTACTGCCCAGTTAATTCCATCTTCAGAAACACAAACAGCCGGTGTAACTATTTGCGAAACCTCTTGATATTGAGACGCCCAATATAAACCGTCAAAATAGCCAGAAGCGAAGCAGTTAATCTGACTGGTAGATTGATACCAGTTAGTTATCACGGGAGTAGTTGCTCCTGTAAGGGCATTAACCCTGAAGATATTCGCATACCTGTCAGACGCGGCAAGCAAGTCTGTTGCGTGCCCGAAATCTGTTAAGGTGACAGGCTGTAACCCTTTAATATCTAAAAGTTTCGTCCAGTCAACCCCATTGGCTGATGTAAACATATGTCTATTAGCTGCACCGTCACCACTAAACGCCACGAAAGTACCTGTGGCTTTTTGATACCCGATACAGTGAAAATGATTAACCGAAACACCTGCAACAGCGGCGTCATAAGCTGTCGTCCAGTTCACCCCGCCATCAACGGAAGCAAAAATTCTCTGTCCACCGCCGTCCTTATTGACATCGTACTCGCAAATTACCATTACAGAATTACTATAAGCAAAAGACCAGTTTTGAACTAAATCCATATTTTGCGACCAGCTTGGGTCGGTAGTAGCCTCTGTCCATGTTGCACCATAATCGGTCGAGTAACCTATGCCGTTAGAATAGCCTCTAATAAGCCGTCCGGCGTAAGTGCCGGATGTTACCGCCCACATATACGAAGCGTCTTGTCCGGTATCAACCCATACCCCCGTTGATTTGGGGGCACGATAAAGATTGCCGGAAACATCTTTAGAATAAATATAAGTCCCATCATCAGTAAGCATATACATTTCTGTTTTGCTGTCTATTGTGACATCTTCTATAATAGTTTTACTTACCGTCACGAACGAATCACGAGCGGCTTCATTCGGGTCTAAAGTGTCGCTTATATTATTAGATACCCTTGAACTTATACTTGTTCGCACAAAGGTAAAAACATCTGGAACAGAGTTATACCTCTCTCGGCAATTATCACACCTTCGGCCTCTGATGCCCACCAAACAAACAATCATTAAAACACTGTACGTTATTATATATCTCATAGTTTTATTCTTTCTTCTTTAACTCGTCTACTAATTCACTTATTGTAACCATCTGGTCATCCCTATCAGAAGATTTCAGCCAGTTATAAGCAGCCTGCAAATCATCGTCCGGATAAACTATAAGACCGTTAGAGCTTGCAGATATTGCATCTTTAATTGATGAAGCTGTTACCGATGTCCCGCCGCTGTATCTATCTCTGCTAAAAGCTGTTGTTGCCAATAAAACAAAAACTAACATTATTTTCTTAATCACAGTACCACTCTTCCTTTCCGCCGAAAACAAACAAAAATACTCCAGCAGCAATCACACCTAAAATTTTTAAAGCTAAAATCATTTTTTTAATCATCTTTTAATTCTCTCTTTCTGTAATTACGCCGCCGGCGTAATCGTAAGCTGGACCGTCCGCATATCGCGGATATCCGTTATAACTCCGTCCGCATTGACATCTGATGCGGGGCTATTCCTGTCTCGACAACTACCTAAATACCTCTCTCGGCCTCGACTTGAACAAGATAAGGCTGCTACAATTAAAATCAAAACTGTAATCAATATGTTACGCACTATTTTTACCTTACTTTTTAGATTAAGTTTAAAAATTTTATCAGTGTGCCTAATCCTATATTGCCTGCCGAAATGCCTATCCCCGCAGCCAAACCTATAATAGTCCACTTTGCTATCTTTAGATTCAGCTTAACCGGACAGTCCTTAATGTGATTTTCAAAAGCTTTCGGCAACACCGCCGTCATAAAATGTTCGATTCTTAAATCAATGTGTTCTTTGTCATCTCGGTCTAATGTCATAGTACATTCCTTTTGCATAGCGGTCATATCGTTAGTTAATAAGTAATTTTCTCTTCGTTACAGATACTATAATTGCCTACATTCGCTATACTATAAGTCTTATTGATATTGTTCAGGAAAAAAAATTTTTTATACGTTAGGGAAAAGACTTTTCGCAGTCCGGTCAATCTGTCAGGCGTGGGGGCGTGTCCGAATAACGATAAGCATGCTTTTTTCAATATATAGAAGACCGATAACATACTACAACAAACAAGACATAATGTATATGATATATGATTATACATTGTTTATGCCTCCCTGCTGCTGCGGTATGCGTGCCAAGCGGGCGATGCGCTCTGCATTACAACATGCACACTTGTTACTAAGGCAAGCGGCCAAGTCGTCTATGACCTCGACCTGATGCTGGTTGCTGATATTAGTTAGGTATGACAATATTCGCTCTATTCTATATTGACAATATACTTTACTTTGGACTTGAGCGGTCGTCTGCTGCCTTGTTCTATCATCACATAACATTTCAGTTTGTTGCATAGCTGGTCGTATAGCATATATTAGACAGATTGTCAAGTATTAAATAGAATAGTTGCATATATATCTAACTGGTCGCTGATATTGTTAAGATGGGCAATATAGCAATGCAACATTTGACGTGATTATGTTAAGATGGGTAAAATAAAGGCAGTCCAATTTGACCAGATGTCCTTTTAAAAAACAGCAGAATAGTGCTAAAATGTAAACCCAATATCCACAAGGGTTTAAATTCGGATGAAATAAATCTTGTATTTTCTTGACAATTGACAATTGACAATTGACAGGATGGACGATATATTATGTATAGTGATAGTGAAGGATAAATGATATTTGATAACAATCTTATTTGAAGGGACGCAAAAATGAAAACCGAAAACAATTATTTTGTAGAAGCGCACCTCAACAAGACAGAAAACTATCTTTTGGGTGAACCGTATAAAATGCCATTAAAAGATACGGTTATTAAAAACCTCCAAGATTTATACCGTTTTGGATTAAAAGAGTACGGCCGTTGTTCGAGTAAAATATATATCGATGTAAACGGCAAAGCAATACATATCGGCTATTGTTTTATCCAAAAGCGGTTCTATGAAGATACAAAAGAGCCTTACATTGCCGAAACGTGGCTATCTATTGAAAGTTATACCGAAACAATAGAGCGTCAATACCATAGACCAGTTTAAACAATAACACTTATTTGAAGGGGTTTAAAAAATGAAAATCGAAATACAACAATATGGAATTAAGGTTGTTAGAGAACCAAACGACCGAAAATTTTATGGTA